GCAGGAAATTGCAATGCTGGAGGAGGAAAACCACCGCCTTAACGCATTTGTCTGTAAAACATATGATGGTAGAATACGTAAGCTCCAGAAGGCTGTGGCAGATAGGTATATACAATATGTCAGGGATGGCATTATATCCGGGCAGGTAGGCCTGAAACGCTTAAATGCTCACGATTGCCCACCTGGGCGCCAAATAGGGGCCTACAGTGGCGATACAGTCTATTTGGCTGTATTTGCATCGGCTGACTACTATAACAGCCATCCTAGCAATATACAGGTTAGCCGACCAGAGCTGATAGACATCCTGAAGACCTGTAACGTGCTGGACCGGGCGGAGCCAGTGACCAAAAAATATCTACAGGGGGTAGCAGCCCAGTGCATCAAGCTATCTCCCAGGCACAGCAAAATAATGATGGATGCCCTGCAATCCAGGGAGCCAGACAAATAATCAGCCGGTCCTTTGTGGCCGGTTTTTGATTGCCCAAATTACGCAAAATCTTGCCATGGGTTAACATCTAAATGTGCGGTTTTTCAAAATACCCAAAATTTGGAAATTAAATTCCTTGAAAAAAGTATCTCAATCCAGGTGTTTTAGAGGGGGTAAAACAC